GGCGACGACGGCGTTTTGATTGGCGTCGATGCGCCCGGCACGCCTCATGGCCTCTCACCACGTGGATATCGAATGGTTTTTCTGGCCTCATCGTCCTGCATGAAGACCTCCTCCCATGTCCAATCAGCCTGCACATGGCTCCGCTGCCTCACCGCAATAGCGCCATCTGCCTTGTGCCCAAGTCGCCGCATGGAATTTGGCAAATATGGCTTCCGTGGCTCATCGGCGTATTGGTGGAAATCCCTCATACCTCCACCGCCGCCAACACCGCCAGCATCACGGCCTCGGACCACGTTTTACCAACGCCCTCCACCGGATAGCGCCCGTCACTCTGGTGATAAAGGACTATCGTGTAGCGCCGCGCCATCATGTCGTAGCCGCCATCGTAGCGGCGCCCGCCTTCGCTTACCCAAGCCGCCAACGCCATCGCGGCGGCTGCCGGATCGTGCGGCCAGTCGGGGATAGCGCAATCCCACAGCCACGTAGGCCGCTGGGTTGGGTCGGTAAGCCAGAGCCGCCCGTTGAACTCAAACACCTGCCACTCCATTACCCGCTTTGCGATCAGGCGTGATTCTACTAGGGTCCAGGGGCGGGTCATGATTGGCCCTCCTGCGTGAGTAGAAACTCCTCAGCAAACCAGTCGCCCATGCCCAACTCGGCCAGTGGGTGCCCGTCCGCGATGTACCGCGCCGCCGCTTCCCGCTGTTCGCGCTGGGCGGTGGCGATGGGGTTGTCAGTCAATGGCATCGAATAGCCCTCCCTGAGCACCGGCATACGCCTCCGCGCTTTCCAGGTGCTTTACAGCCGTCGAAAAGTAACCCGGCTTCAGCTCAATCCCAATGAACTTGCGGCCCTCGTCCAGCGCAACAAACCCCTCTGAGCCGACGCCAGCAAACGGCGATAACACGACGTCCCCCGGCGACGACCACAGCTCTAAACACCGCCGAATCAACCCGAGCTGCAGCGGGCAGATGTGCTTCTCATCCTTTTCGTCGCGGGCAATGCGGAAGTTCAGCACGTCCGTCTGGTCGATGTCCCACCAAACCGGCTCCGCATACCGCCGCCAAATCTCCACGCTTGTCCGCCCGTCGCGGCCTTTGCGGGCGTACTTTGACGGGTGTTGGTCAGTTTCGCGCGGATCTTGCGCGGCGTCGCCAATGTACCGCTCGAACCCATTCGGCCGCTCGATCGGCTTCGTGCTGAGATTGTCGCCGGGCGGTGTCTTGCGGAACGCCAGCACGTAGTCCGCCATTCCCTGCCGGATCTGCGAAGAATCACGCATGACGGTCTTATGCAGGAGCCCGTTGTTATTGGTCCGCTCCCGCTCCGTCACCGGGCACTTCCAAACGGTGACACGGCTATGAAACGTCCAACCAGCCCGCTCCATGGCGGCGATGCACTGACCGGGAAAGTCCCGCAGGCCGCTGGCCCCGTCGCTATTGCGATACGTCGGCAGGTCTTTGACGTGCATCACGCACAGCCGCCCCGTTGTCGTCACGCGAAGCAGTTCCGGCGCAAGGAATCCGAAGTGCGCGAAGAACTCCTCATCACTCGCGCAGTTCCCCATATCGGCCTCGGAATCAGAGTACGTGTACAGGCTGGAAAACGGCGGCGAAAACACCGTCAGGTCTACCGACTCGTCAGGGATGCCCTTGATGACTTCGCAGCAGTCGCCGTTGTAGAGCGCCCAGTTGCGGCCGTGCCGCTCGTCTAAAATCACGTTCATTAGATCCACCTCGGAAGATTCATTTGCTTTGTGCCGACGGCTGATGCAAGCTGACGCCGCCCTGTACCGTTTTGAATTGCCGCCATCGCGTGAACCATGGCCGCTTTCATTTCTTCGTGCTTCTTTTGCTTTTCGCGGATCGTTTTGAGGACGGGGCCTTCCGTCTCCGCGATGACCATGTAGGCGTCAACCGGCCGCGTTTGCCCGAACCGCCAAGACCGGCGCACGGCCTGGTAGAACTGTTCGTAGGAGTAGGACAGCCCGCAAAAGATGTGCTTATTGCAGCGCTGCCAGTTCATGCCGAAACCAGCGATGGATGGCTTTGTGACGATACGCTGGAACGCGCCGTTGGTGAACCCAAGCAGCTTTTCCTCCTTCGCCTCCGTGCGCTCATCGCCGCGTACTTCGATGGCTCCGTCGATCACGCGCATCAGTTCGTCGGCCTCGTAGTTGGTATTGCACCAGATACACCACGGCTCCTTCGAGTCGCCGATGATCTCGGCAACGCGCGCGGCCCGCGCTGGTGCCGTCAGCCGCATCTCCCGATGCAGTCCCGTCGCCGATACGTCCGCCACCCGGAACAGTTGGCCGTTGGCGTTGATGGATTGATCGACGGAGACGATCTCCTCGTGGATATTGAGCGCTGGCATAACCCACCCGTCATCGGAAAACCCGAGGTCTGACGGCTTTTCCATGCAGACCGACCAAGACGCCACCCACCGCCAGTAGTCGGCCTCAGCGTGTCCCTTGAGCCGGTAGCCGCCCGCCTTCATCGTGTCGTTTAGAAACCACCGCATAAGCATCTGCCCGCCACTCATGATGTCCAGGAACTCAGAGTGGTTCCCGAGCTCCATGTGGTCATTAGGAGACGGGGTAGCCGAGCAACAGAGCTTATAGGGCGTGCTAGCGAAAGAATCCTGTAGCAGCCGCCGCGTTGCCCCGGTAAAGTTCTTCAGGATGCTCGACTCGTCCAAAACAACGGCGTCGAAGTGGCCCGCGTCGAAGTGCTTCAGCATGTCGTAGTTGGCGACATTCACGCCGGGCCGCACGTCCTTCTGGCTGCGGCACTGCGTTATCTCGATGCCAAACTTAGCGCCCTCGGCTACAGTTTGAGCCGTCACGGCCAGCGGTGCCAATATCAGCGCATCGCCGCTCGTGTGTTGGCAGACCTGCCGGGCCCATTCCGATTGCATGGCGGTCTTGCCGCTACCGCACTCAGTAAATAGTGCGAACTTGCCAGCGTTCAGCGCCCGCGTGATGCTTTGCCGCTGGAAGCCGAATAGCTTGCCGTTCAAGTCGAACTCTCCGGAAATTCCGGATGGTTGCGGCTGCACGTGCTTGCCGTCGAGAAACGCCCGGTATCCGCTCATCCCCGCACCCCCGCCCGCCGCGCGCAAACCGCATCAATCCAAGCCGACCGCGCCGGGTCATCGTTCACCCGATCCTGCGCCAGCGCTTCCGCCCGCGTCATCGGCGGACGATACTCGCCCGTATCCACCGGCACCTGAACGGCGTGCGTTGCCATTGGGCGGCTGTTGCCCAACATCGTCCGCATGGTTGCGGCCCCTTTGCGCGCGGCCTCCGTGCGCGCCTTCGTTGCGCACTTTGCGCACATCTTCGCATACCTGCGCTTCTGTTCAATCTGGCCGCCACAGCCGCACCAGCGGATCTCCTTACGTTCAGCGCGCGTTGTCTTGCGGCATAGAGCACAGCGGGCGTAGCGCATATCGCTCTGTAGCAGCACGGACCCGCACGCGCAGCGTTTGTCTGCCCGGCACGCTTTGCACGTCCCGCGCCGGCGCTCGGTCCATGTGAGCATCATGCGCTGACACTGCGTACATGGCACTGCGGCTTTAGCGCGTAGCGCGTCTCTTTTGACCGCTTGCCGAGCGTTTCCGCACGGCTTGCATGTACTGTTGCGCGGCTGGAATTTATCAGCCAGCGTCGGTATAGGCGCGCCACACCGATTGCACGGATCGCCCGGCACCCATGGTTTGTTTCTCATTTCTCTCCTCTTTCGTTCAGGCCGTCGGCATTGGCCTGGGTTGTTAAAATTTCCAGTCAATCATTTTGGCTTCGGCCGCGGCGATTGCCAGCGCATCGCTCCCGTAATCCTCGTGCAGCCAATTCCCGGCCCAAACGACATACCACCGGTGGCCGTCATAAACGACGCTCCAATCAGCGTTGAAACGCCAAGTTTTCGCGTCGCTTCTGCTCCAACCCCACTTCATTCGCTGCCTTCGTTCTTTATTGCGTCCCGCTCATCGGCCTCATACTGCGCCCCTTCCACTGCCCAGCGCTTCCGTTGCTCCCGCGGCACCGTTGGGTACTCATCGGCGTAGACGCGCTCCAGTTCGGCGATCCGGGCGAGGGCCGGCGGTTGGCGGGTCATGCGCGGCGCTCCTTCTCCCACTCGGCCCGCGCGTAGTCCAAAAAGCTATCTAACGACCCTGATTGGCACCACTGGCGTTCCAGCTCGTGAAACCGCATGATATCGTTGCCATCCATATCAAACAGCCAGCTCAGCAACTCCAGCGCGTCAGCGCCCATCTTGCAGGCCGTTCTGACGTGTCCGGATTTGCGATAAATAATAGACCGCAGCACCTCCGCCGCGCGTGCGGGGGTCATGCGATCCCCACATATTTGAGCGTCAAGCCTAGCAATGCGACCAGCCCAGTCAGCAACACGACAACGCCAAATAAGACCAGCACGATGAGTGCCATCGACTCCCAGCCTTTGAGCAAAGACCTTCTACTCATTCCCCACCTCCACAACCCAGCCCCAGCGCCCGCCGCGCTGCTCGACTTCCACGCGGGTGATGGTGGCCATGTCGATATCGCCGTGGCGGTTGATCTGTAACCTAATGCGGTCGCCGTGCTTGCCGTAGGGGCACTGGCCGATCAGCCGTGGGTTATCGCCGAAGTATTGCGCGTCCCACTGTTCAAAGACGTCATTCCAGACAACGCCGCGCAGCTTCCCGCCGTTGCTCCCCGAGGCGTCCGGCTGTTTCCGCATCGCCCGCCAGAACCGCCGCTCGCCGTTGGTGTAGGCGGTGGATTCGGGTTTCGTGAGTGTTAATGTCTTCATCCAAATAACCTTCCGTTGTGATGAGTCCCAGCCACGCCGCTCCACGTCGAAGCGCTCGCGTGATGCTCGATGCGGTCAGCCATTACTAGCGCCCGTGTCTCTTTCGACTTAGGCACATACGGCCCTGTCCACCTGACGTCGATACCGATATTGCGGGCCACGTTGGTCGAATCGGCCCCCTTGAGCGGTAGCTGTGAAAAGATCGTCGGGTCCAACATGCGTAATCCGTGCAATCGGCAAAATGGCACCCCTTCGTCGTTGCACGCAACCTCCATCATTTCGGTCATGCGGCCCCACCACTTATCGCTGCCGGTCTCCCAGTATTCGCCGGATGATCCGAGCGCGACATAAGAGAAAGTGGATACGAGCCACGCCAGTCGGTCAAGCGATTCGTGCATGTGGTAGACCGGAACCGAATCGGCCCGGTGCGACCATGCGTTCACTAGCTTGTCGTTTTCAGCCTCAGACCCTTCGATCTTGTCGGGTATCAAGCACCAGTCGAAGCCAGGATGCCGCCACCACTGGTCAACCCAATCAATGTAGGCTTTCACGTCGATATCGCCTTTGCCAGCCATATGCAACGGGTAAGCTCCGTTATCCAACGCGAACGATTGGCAAACTTCAGCGGCGATTTCGATCTGGTCTGGATTAGCAAATGAAACCATCGCGTGTCGTCGCGTCCATGCGGCAATCGCAGCCGAACGCGGGGTTATCGGGCCTCCGTGGTAATGAATCATGCGCCCTCCACCTCCACAACCCATCCCCAGCGCCCGCCGCGCTGCTCGACTTCGGCGCGGGTGATGGTGGCCTGCTGCCCGCAGGTGTGGCGCTCGGCGAGAATGATTCGGTCTTCGGGCTTGCCGTAGGGGCAGCGCCCAAGCGTCTCCTCGCAGGAGTAGTTGTAGGCAACGCCATCGACAACTTTTGCGCTGCGGCCAGCATTTTTCAGGTACGTGGCCAGTGGCTCCCGGCACGCCCGCCAGAACCGCCGCTCGCCGTTGGTGTAGGCGGCGGATTCGGCGCGAGTTAGTTGTAGGGTATTCATG